CTCCCATATATGCAAAGGCTTCTACTAGGGCAACACCAAAATCTGCTGGGTCAGAAGCATTCCATTCAGGTATACGATTTTGAATTCTGGCAATTAATTCTTCACGAAGTGAGTAGTAATCCCTTCCTGTGTAATCAATTGAAATAGGGATATTCGATGCGGGCGCAACGGTCATAGTAACTCCTCGTAGATTGGGTTAGCACCTTGAGAGAAGACCAAGCCAATGAGTGTGCTAGTAACCTCATCGTTTGGTAACCCGTAAATAACTTCAACGGTTAAAGTACTTGTATAAATGTCACTTGTTACATTTGTTTGTTGAAGAGTCAGTAAGTCTAACTGTTGAGCAAAGGCTTTTTCAACCTCTGATTGAATTTGAGCGGTTGCTTCAGTTTCTGAATTAAACAAAGTGTAAGGAATTAAAGTTCCAAAATTTGGTCGCATTACTCGTTCTCTCAAAGAGGTGGCTAAAACAGACTTAACTCGATCAGACCATATTTTAGATTGAGATTGGGTTGAACTTACCTTTCCATAAGAATCAATAGAGAAGGGAAGTGCAATTGCTTTCTGAGCCATTAGTTACCTCTCCAATTTCTAGGGGTTGTTTTATATCCCGATGAGCCTTGCGAAACTAGTGTCTTACTAGAGTTCAACGTAGTCACACTTGGTTTATTTTTTGAATTACCTATCATATCATTTTGTATATTTCTGTATGGAACAGTGCCAGCAGAGGATGGTCTAAAAGCACTCGGCTTATTACCTCCTACACCATCTGTACGACATTCAAACTCCACCCCATACTCTCCCGAAATATAAAGAGAATGAATTGCTTTTTTTATAACCCAAAAGCCATCTCCCCCACCCTGAGTTCCTTGAACCTCAACAGTTCTCCAAGGAGCAATTCTTGGATCGCCTTGCGCCTTGCCTTTTCCTGGGATAGATAACCTTCCTAAATGAGAGGCTGCTTCAGATAATGACTTAGCCATAGCGCTGCTATTTACTACAATGCCTGTTCTATTTTTTAAAAATAAAGGATCTTTAGTATTTGTTCGTATTGATTTTCCAACTTTGTTTGGAGAAGTTGTTGATGAATATACCTTTCCAGTTACAGGATCAACGCCAGTTACTATGTTCGTACTCCTATTTGGTTCACCAGAGGTCTCAAGGTAATCTCCGATACGAGCCTCAAAGGCATCTAATGTTGGCGCATTAAAATTATTAAATGGGGAAACAAAAGAGTTATCAGAATATAGAACGGGGATTGTTGTCATAAATTGATTAATCATTTTATCAATTGGATGAAAGTGTAGTTCAGTGCCAGAGACTTGCATTCCATAACCAATGGTTTCCGCAAGTTCGTTTAATTTTTCCCAATAAGATTTTCCAGATAAAGATTGTTGAGTAAAGATTGTCTTATGTGGAGTAACCATTGGCTTTAGTTTTGCTTTTTTAGCAAGTTCAATGGCTATTTGAGAAGCCGTTTTATTAGTCCAAATTTTAAAACTTGATTCTTTTAAAGGATAAGAAGTTCCTACACATTGAATTTTAGTTTCTTGATAATCTTGATATTTAATTGGCAAAGATACAACAGTGGTATAACCAAAGAAGTTTCCAGACACTTTATCATTTTTCCAAGTAAGTTGAACTGGAGTTCCAGTCTTTAATGCTTTAAGAATAAAGGGAGTTAAGAGGGTGTATCGTAATTCAAGGATGTCGTGCTTACCCATCTCTTGATGCAATACAACTTCGTTTGGTTGTATGTCAATAGATGGAAAGTCAGGATACGACACACTGTAATAACTACTAAGTCTGCTTTGAGTTCCCGTATTACGCATTTGGAATCCTAAGTTGAGTACCAGCAGAAATGTCTTGAGGGTTTATAATTTCTGGATTTATATCAAGTATTTTCCACCACAAAGAAGAGTTTCCTAAAAATTTTTTAGCCAATAAATCTAGGCGGTCAGTTTCAACCCACTCATAGATAAAGTAACCTAGTAGGGTTGTCGGATAATTTCTAAATACTGTTAAATGGTATTCTTGTTTACCAGCGTGCCAAGCCTTAAATAAAGTTCCATCAACATATCTGCTATCTAAAAAAATCATTCTTGACTCCTAGCATCACTAGCAGGTAACCCAACATCGTTGTATCTTCCACATGAAATAGATACTTGTGAAAGAACAGGAACCATTCGATCGTTAAAAATTGTGTGGTTAACATTTATGCCGTTTACCCTAACTAAATACCGTAAGCCGTCTCCAAGAAATAACTCTACTTGAGTTCCAATTAAGAAACCCCAGTCGGCACTCTGTCCATTTAAAATAGTTTGATGAGTAGCACTTGGTCCATTTAACACTTTAAACAGATACTCAAGGTCATACATAGTTCCTTTTTTATAAATTGTTTTTAAATCTTCTACTCTACTTTTGTCATCAAAACCTGGGTAGGGATTGTTTTCTCCTGGTGCTAATCCGCTTTCATCTAAAAAATTCATGTCACTAATTCTGTTTAACAATAAAGTAAAATCAATTGTAGATAAACCAACACCAGTAACAGGGGCTAGTCCTCCCGCCGCACCACTTCTTATAACGTTTGGGTCTACGGTTTCTAACATTCCCCAACCCATACTTACTTCAGTTGGGTTGTATAAAAATTTAAAGCCGTACATTGTTGGGTCTTCTTTATATATACCTGTTTTATTTTTCCATGCCGCACTCTTTGTAAGATCAAACGGCATTTGCATAGTGCCTTTTGCAACCCCCGTGCCTGAAAACATATCTCTAGCATCAGAAAAATTTCCAGCACCAGAAACTCCACGCACAGTGGTCTTTGTCTGTGGTGATCTGTCTGTGAAGTACTCTGACCTAACCATTGGAGCATTGTATTTATATCCAGTAAAAACCTGTTGTGGTGGTGGTTTTGGTTTTTCGTCACCTTCAGCAGGCTTTACTTTTCCACCTTTTTTCTTTGCATCTTCTTTTTTAAAACCTGATGTTGTAATAGAGATATTAATTCCAGCAGTTCTTGTTTGATCAACTTGATCAACAAGAGTCTTTAATTGATTGACAGCATTTGTTTCTCTAGTCTTTAAGTTAGCACGCCTTTGTCGCAACTCATTGAGGGCTAAAATAGCGGCATCAATTGCATCACCACCAACGGCTGCTTTAAGGGTTGCCTCTGCTACTGTAATTTCTTTTTCTAAAGCAATTTGAAAACCTCTAATTCTTGTTAATTCAACTGAAACCGCAGATATTTGTTTTGATTTTTTTGCTTTATTTTCAGCCGCTTGTTTATCGGCCGCAGCCTTAATACGTGCATTTTCAGCCTTCCTTTTAGCAGCACTTCGTTCTTCAATAATTTGATCAACAGTTTTTGTGTATCTGTATGGATTACTATTTTCTCCAGGCATTATTTACCTCCCACTTCTTGAAGATCTTTATCATTTAACAAAATTTCTTTTACCTGTTTAGCCAATCGGTTAGCCTCTGCTGTTGACGCATTTGCTAAACTAACATTTATGTTTACTGTTTTATTACCAACATTGGCAGAAGTAACTCCACTAGTATGCTGTAAATATTTACCGCTAGTATATGTAGTCCAAGGTTTAAAGTTTGTGCCGCCTTTAGAAATATCGTATGCAATTCGTGAATTAATATATGGGTCTTTAAGACTTTCTGGTCCTGTGTAACCAATAGATGCATATTTTTTTAAATACATTTCATTGCGTTTAGTTCCCATACCAGGATTTCTTGGATCATTATTTTCCATATTAATTTGAAATAGTCCATAAGAATCATCCATGCCAGTTGGGTTGTACGCATTTGCTCTTCCACCAGATTCAGCCTTTACAATTCCATATGCAGTATTTAATGACTCTCCTCTAAATCCAGCGTTTTGTAGAGTTTGCATTAACTGAGGATCCATGCCAGCAGTCATTTGTGTTCCAGTTTGAGATGTCTGCGCTGCATTAGCAGGTGTGCCAAACATACTCTTTCCTAAAAATTTTAATCCTTCATAAGCAAGTAATGCAGTACCAACATACGGCACAAATCTTAATGCGGCCTTTATTCCAAATTTTGCAGCAGTTGCACCAGCCACAGCGGTAGTAGCACCACCAGCCACAGCAGCGGTAGTAGCACCGCCTGCAGCAGTTGTAGCCGCAGCACCACCTGCAAGTGCAGCAGCACCTGCTCTAGCGGCTGCTCCTCCTAAAACACTTCTAACACCCTTTGCTACTAATAAAGTACCTGCTGCTCCAGCAACTCCTCCAACTACACCGCTAATTGCTGAGGCTGCGTTTGTGTTTGAAAGTCCTTGCACAAATCCTTTTGCTTTAAAGAATCCGTCAGGCAGTTTTTCTAATTGTGTATTTAATGCAGCCGCAGCATTTGCTGCTGATTCAAAGCCAGCAATCATTGGCTCTGTGCCACGCTCCATTAATGATGACATAGATGTAGCAAGTTTCATCTGTGCATTTTGTGGATTGTCAGGATTAAATGGTAAGTTTGCTAAATCGCCTAAAGGTTTTCCACCAGCCATATTTATAAGCATTGGCTCTAATAATGCTCGTTGTTCTGCAGAGAACATCTGCATATCTGCAGAGCCAAAACCTGCTCGTAAGTTTGTTGCCATCTGTTCTGCAGATGGGTTTATTCTTCCACCCATTGTCATTCGGCTATAAAGTTGACGAGCAACTTGTTCTGTAGAAACAGGCTGTCCTGTATTTGGATCAGTTGTGTTTATACCAAATTGATAGAGTTGCGCTCCCATTCGACCTGTGTGCAAACCACCAATAGCCTGAGCCGCTGTAGCGTTTGGCATTCCAAAGTAACGAGCAGCACCGCCAACCTCTCGCATCATCCTGTTAAATGATGATGTTCCTGGCATAAAATTATAACCTTGAGAGAGCATTCCAGCCGCAGCGGCATCTTCTCCTAGGCCAGTAATGCCACCACCTAATGCACTAAATGTTGCGGCGGCAACTCCTGCACGATTCATTCCGCCACCAGTACGAAGTGAACTCTGGTAGAAGCCACTTGCACGAGAGATAGTCATGCCAAGATCTGGCATTGCGCCATACATACCGCTAGCAACACCTAGACCAAATTGAACTCCCGCTACTCCTGCAGCACCTGGCTTTGAATAAATCCAAGGCATTGCATTAGTTGCGCTACCTGCAGGTGTACCACCTGCGCCATTGCTAAATTGAGCGTTAGCAGTTCCTAAACCTAATCCAGGACCCATGCCAACACTTGGCATCATTATGCGAGTTAATGAATCTAAAGATTTTGTGGCAATGCCACCTAATTTTCTAGAAAGAGATTCAAGCGTAGTAACTTTTTTAATTGTCTGGTCAAGACCAGCATTTACATTATTAATTTGCGATACGGGATCTTTAGCCATTGATCATCCTTTCATATCGCACTAGAGCAACCTCTAGCCAGTTGCTTCTTTCTCTCCGAGATAAACCTTTTATCTCAGATAAAGACCATCCTTTATAGTATTCAGATAACGCAGACCACTCAGAGAATAGTCTTTCGTAACTAATTACATTAGAACTGAAATAAGGTGCCTAAATTAATAGGAACCGTTACCTCACTTCCTGTGTCGGGGTCCGTAACAACTATGTCTTCAAATTGTGGACCAGGGGCTCGTTTGTTTATTTCTTCAATAATAGTTCTACGATCAATAACGCTAAGTGCTTGCACTTGCGCCTTGCTGTATACAGGATTCTCTCCTATACGTACTAAGGTGTTTTCAAGAACAAGAGTGCTTAATTCGGCAGAAGTTTTATCTGCATTGTTAATCATCTCTCTTTGAACAACTCCATTGGGCAGTTTTACTGTGTACTCAACAGACTTACCTTTTACAGTAAACATACGTTCATTTATAGGATCTGCAAGAACCTTAGTCTTAATATCTGTGTTGAGATCAACCTCAACAAACTTCTGCTCACCATCTGAAAAGATTGGAAGTTTTGCAGTATTTCCAAAGGTGGCTTTAATAATGCCAAGTAGAATTGCATCTCTGTCGCCAACCAGTAGGTCATCAAGTATCTTGTCGGTTGCTGGCTCATTGCCAATTTTTACTGTTCCCAGTTGTAAAATAGTTAAGATTGCTTTACCTAAGTTATTGGTTTTAGAAATGACTTCTTCATCTTTACCTGTGAGTTCACGTACCTCTGCAGTTCTGATGACCTCCCCAGCGGCGTTTATATAGCCGCCAGGAAGTTCAACAGTTGTATCTGAAGGAGATACGATTTCAGGCGTTCTTTCTTTTGGCGTTTCAGTCAACGCCTTGTTTAACATTTGGTTTGCTAATGCGGGATTAACCGCTGCGCTAATGGTATTCGTCATTGTTATCCTTTGTTAGATTATGCGGTAAATGCTGCTGCGCTAGTTGCTAGAGATGATGCAAAGTTGATATTGAATCCCTCGTGTACCAAGGTCATCTGTTCAACAAGTAAAGCATTATCACCAGCGTTTAGGTCTGAGTATGCTACAGCGGTTGGCCATGCGTTATAAACTTCAAAACGCATTGCTATGTGATCAGTTGCTGATGGAGTGTTCTGAGGAGTTTCACCCGCTGATGGAATTGGATGAGACAGTACTTGAATCTCTAAGTTGCAACGGAAGTTCTGCTCTTTACCACGGGTAGTTCCTCCACCTTGTACTGTAGCAAACAGATTTCGCATCCACTCATAGTTTTGATTAGTTCCAAGAATTACACCACGTTGTAATGTAATCGGAGCAAAGGTTGTTTGCCCTGGAATCTGGTGAACAGTGGTGTTGTATCCACCTTCACGGTAAGGAATAGAGTCGGTTGTAACCGCCATTCCAGAGATTGATGTAAACCCAAAAGTAGTGGCTGCAGCCAAGTTTGTTGTTGCAGTACTTGCTGTTGGGATAGGTTTAAACGTAACTAAAAATCTAAAGTTACGTAATGGATCGGTAATTAAACTTGACCGATTATTAATGATTGTAGGCATTTATTTATTATCTCCTTCGGGTTAGTTCAGCGTCTTTTGGCTGAGATCGATGACGATGAAC